TTACATCCAGCTTTACCGATGGAATAGCTTCTGTCGGCGAGGCTCTTTCTGGTTGGTGGGATGAAATATCCGAATGGTTCAGCAATCTCGCCGATAATGCTCTTACATGGGCAGGAGATATGATTGATAACTTCGTGAACGGTATCACGAATGGCATCTCAAATATCGGTTCTGCTATGAGCGGAATTGCTGATACTGTGGCAAGTTACATTCACTTTTCGGAGCCTGATGTCGGTGCTTTATCGGATTTCCACACTTTCGCTCCGGACATGGTTGATCTCTTTGCAAGCGGTATCGAAGAGAATCTTCCTGCTATCGGTCTTGCTATGAACAACATGAGCGGATATGTAGCTGACAGGATGCCTTCTATGGAAGCAACCGGAAGTGTAATGAGCAATCAGCCTCCGATTGTTGTACAGGCTTATTTTGGTAATGAGAAATTTGATGAATATGTGGTAAACTCAAATCAGAGAACAGATTACATTTCGGGAGGGAGGGGATAAGCAATGCCTTCAAATGTTACTGAAGAAACTGCTGTAACACAGATCAAGAACTATCCTCCAATGTTTAATAATACGGCTGTCCCCTTCTTCCCCGAATTGGAGATACAATCGAAGTCGGTACAGAATAAAAATTTGTCGGAAGGCGGTAGAACGATAATACAGAAGATACGCACAGACAAATGGTCTGTGCCTGTCAAGATGTCTGTCGCTAATGATGAATGGGTTCGGTTTTTTTATAATCTGTCACTTGCTGACTCATGTATCTTTAAGCAGTATTCGCCTATCTTGCAGGGGTATTCTACAAGAACAGTAAGCATTGAGGATTTTTCATTCAAGATGCATAAGCATAGTGAGGATTTAACAGCCGTATCAGGTGTATGGGATATTTCATTTACGTTAGAGGAATTTTGATCGATGTACCCAGTCAGTAGCGATTACATTACCAAGTTGACCGATATAAGCAAAAAGGAAAGACGGATCAGAGGTACCGTTGATGGTGTTGCGTTCACCGAGAACGATATCCTCGAACGCTCATTTTCTTATACTGATATAGCCGTTAAATCGGCTGATATAAAGCTCGGCGGTGTTTTCGTTGGTTCGCTTTCATTGACATTCCTCAAATCGTTTATGGATTCAAGCGGCATCGCAAGAGGATCATGGCGAGATAAGGTTATTTCTTTCTCGATTGGATTGAAGGTTGGTAATTCATGGGTTGATATACCGATGAAATCCTACACGATTGATGAGGCTAATCATTCAGCTCTCGGTGTAGATATTGTCGCCTATGATAAGATGAGCAAATTCGATGCTTCAATATCTATGTCAACGACCACAGGCAAGATTTACGATCTTGCTAACCTTGCCTGTCAGACTTGTAACGTAACGCTTGGAATGACACAGGCTCAAATGGATTCCTTACCAAATGGCGAGTATGTATTGAGCATTCATGAAGGCTCTGATATCGAGACATGGCGAGATTTGATCTCATGGATAGCCGTAACTATTGGCGGCTTCGCAACGATAAACAGGGATAATGCCCTTGTGTTTAGGAATTGGCATGACGAGCCTGATATTGAGATCGACAGAAACAACCGATTCACGGGCGGCTCATGGTCTGATTTCTCGACTAACTACACGGCTATTAAGACCACAAACATGGAAGATGGCTCGGTCTGGTATGATGCGATAGCTGAAGATACTGGCTTGACATTAGACATCGGTGCAAATCCTCTTATTCAGTACGGCACAGAGGGTGTTAAGCAGACGATGAGGCAGAATATCCTCAATGCTGTGCAGAATCTGAAATATGTGCCTTTCAAAAGCACATCGTTAATCGATCCTTGCCTTGATCTTGGTGATGTTATCTCTTACACAGACGGGATAGCTAATAATTCCTTGTGCTGTGTAATGAGAATTGACTTCCAGTATAGTAAGGGTGTTACCTTGCAAGGCTACGGGAAGAATCCTTCGCTGAATGGAGCGAGATCGGCACAGGACAAGGCGATTGCGGCGGCTGCCGGTTCGAATAGAACGAACGAGCTGACATATTATACTTTCGTCAACGCAGAAGCAAAGACGATAGGTACAAGCGAGGTGTCTTTGTATAGTCTTCGTTTTTCGACAGCTCAAAGAACGACTGTCGAATGGTGGCATGAGATGAAAGTGCTTTCTGCTCTCGGTGGTGCGAGCAGTCAGGCTTTGACATTGGCTTATTATCTTGACGATGAATTGCTGGACTATGATCCTGCTGATACATGGAATATCAACGGGTATCATACTGTTCATCTCGGAGGCTGGTTCGAAAATGTTGAGCCTTCCGTGTCTCATAAATTCGAGGTAAGAGCTGTCGTGAGCGCAGGATCAGCGTCAATCGGCATCGGTGATCTTCACGTTCTTCTGAAGGGACAGGCTATGAACGCTTCCGATAAGTTCGACGGAACGATCACGCTCACCGATGACATCACACCGTACTTGCTCGGCAGGCTCATCGCTTCTCTTACGGAAAGCACGGTTACACTCGACTTGCACAGACCGATGGCTGTTACGGTCAACGACACGATCTATACCTACACGCTCGGCAGACTTATAGCACCGTTGACGGAAGGCACAGTCTCGTTGAGAATGGCATTTAAGCCTTTTGCCATCGTTTCAGATGATGGACTATATTCCATTGTTGATGATAGCGGAATGTTTACGTTAATAAATTCAGACGGAGGATATTGAAATGGCAACAATACCTACACCAGAACAAGGTAAACCGATCCTTGATTTTTCTGCTGGTACATTTGATGGGAACTCGTATTTGTTTCAGAGTCGAAACGGCGCAACGGAACACGTCAGCGGCGATGATGTAGCGGACTATGTGAATACAAGCCGCATTTACAATGATTTGGAAACTGCATCAAAGACACCTGTCGGTGCGATTAATGAGGTGAATAGCGGTTTAGCCGATAAGATGGATAAAGTTAACCCTACTGGTACTGGTAGTTTTAGTTTGAATAGGAAAGATAATACTACTATTGGTGCTTATTCATTTGCTGAAGGCTATAATACTACCGCAAGCGGCAACTACTCTCACGCTGAAGGTAGTGGTACGACTGCAAGTGCTTATTATTGTCACGCTGAAGGTAGTGGTACGACTGCAAGTGGCGCGATTTCTCATGCCGAAGGTAATGGTACAACTGCAAACCATAGAACCCAACATGTTTTTGGAGAATATAATGCCCTTGACAATTCAACAGCAGCCGTTAATGAAAGAGGCAATTATGTTGAAATAGTTGGCAATGGTACAAGCGGAAGTAGACGTTCCAATGCTCGTACTCTTGACTGGTCAGGTAATGAAGTATTATCTGGCACAATAGAAGCTACTGGATTTGGTGCTACCCTGAAACAAGCTGTCATAGATGAGGTAAACATAAAAGGCATTGGAGACATTGACGATGTAAATCTTTCATCACCTGCTGAAGGTGATGTTCTCGCCTACGACAGCACATCGAGCAAGTGGGTTAATTTCGACTTAGGTGCTTTTGCTTCGGCATCTACGGCTTCAAGTAATCCCATAACCTGTGCCAATAGCACATATACAGAGTGCGTAAATTTAACACTTAATAAAGGGTTATATTTGTTTATTGGTATGCTCGGTTTTGGCTCAAACATGGCTGGCGTCAGAGGCATAAATATATCATCAGTCAGCGGAGATTCCGGAGACGCCGCAACACGATTAACAGTCAATGCTTGTCAATCGGGACAGACAAGATTTCAGACTGTAAATGTAATGACAGTTTCAAGCGATAATAGCACATTTTATTTGAACGCGTGGCAAAACAGCGGAGGCAATCTTGATGTGGTTTATTCGAGATTGACAGCCGTAAAGATTGGAAGGTAAGGAGAACATACTATGAATATAAGAACATTCTTCAGAAGATTAAAGAATCCCGAGTTAGACCTGATAGATTTCACGAATCTCGCCTACTTGGGGAAGAAACCATGTTGTTTTCATGGTCACACCCAGCTTGACCTTCTCCGTGATGGGAAGGTGGTGCATCGTATCGAGAAGAACAATACCATAACTGGCTGGGTAGGAAATGCCCTGTCAGCAGGGAACTTCTTCAATCAGGTGCAGGCTGATAAGATTTATCCGTTGAGCCAGTGGTTCAACGGGTGCTATCTTACAGATTCCACGAATGATGCGAATCTCGCCATGCTTGCAGGCAATACTAATATAGTTGCACAGGCAGGCGATGATGCGTACAGCGGCAGTAATACGAAAAGAGGTTCTTTCAATGCGATTGAATCGGGTTCGG